GTCTAAACAGCAAACAGGTACTAATATAGAAAGCAATGATACCGACACCAATGGAAAAGAAACGTGATTTAGAAAATCAAATACAACATCGATCCCAACCCGTCGAATTTGACATTAAGGAAGATCGCACAATCGAATTTAGCTTCTCAAGTACGAACCCAGTAAATAGAGGTGCGCTAGGAAATGAAATTTTAGATCACCGTGAGGGCGCAATTGATTTTTCACGTTTGAACGATGCAGCTCCCTTGCTTTTCAACCATGATCCCAATAAACCCATAGGCGTAGTAGAAAAAGCGTGGCTAAAAAATGAGCGCGGTTATGCCCGTGTGCGTTTCAGCGATAACCCTTTTCCTTCTGAAGTTTTTAACGATGTCCGCAATGGGATACTGCGCGGGGTATCAGTCGGGTATTCTGTGAATGATGTCGAAAGGCTAGATGACGATAAAGATAGTTATCTCGTTCGTGCGTGGCAGCCAGCGGAAATAAGTATTGCGGTCATCGCTGCTGACCCAGAAATCGGAATAGGGAGAGCAAAAGAAGTTGAAAAAACTGACGTTACTATGTCTACACAGCAAGAATCTAGTAATATGGAAACACAGCGTAATAACGCCGTTGCGTCAACCGACGCACCACAAAGTAAACCTGATTCTAAAACTCAGATGACAACGACACCCGATCTTGAAGTGGTGCGTTCTGAGGCTTCCAAAAAGGCGGCCTCTGATGAACGTAACCGTATTAGAGAAATTTCTGTTGTATGCGAAAGGCATCAACTAGGCGATGAGTTAAAAGAAACACTTATTACCGAGGGAACTTCAATCGAAGAAACTAGAAAGATTGCATTAGAGCGTATTAATGCAAAGCCTGTTGAAACTGTTGCCCCTGTAGAGCTAAACGAAAAAGAACAGTGCGATTATGAAATCAGTGCTGGTATCCGTTCTCTTTTGACTGGTGATTGGTCTAGCCGTGAAGCTGGTTACGTTCGCGAGTTATCACGTGATGTAGAACTTAAAGGACATAAGCGCTCAACCGAGAAAAGCTTTTTCGTTCCGTTTACTGCACTTTCTGAACGTGCAACATACGTCGCGGGAACTGCGAATGTAGGGGGCAACCTAGTTGCAACTGACCTTTTGGCAGGTGATTTTATTCAAGCCTTAAGAAATCAGAGCGTTATGCTTTCCGCAGGCGTAAGAACCATAAATGGATTAGTCGGTGACGTGGCAATTCCGCGTCAAAGTGGCGTTGGCAGTACTTACTGGTTAAGTTCTGAAACTACGGCGATTACTTTTTCAAACAGTACGTTTGATCAAATCCAAATGTCGCCAAAAAATTTAGCGGCAATCCAGAAGCACTCTCGACAGGTACTTTTACAAGGAACACCCGGTATTGAACAGCTAATTAGAGATGATCTTCGCGATGGTCTACAGCTAGCGATGGATCTTGCAATTCTTAACGGCTCTGGCAGTTCAGGACAGCCAACCGGAATTATGAATACAAGCTCAATAAATTCTGTCGCAATTGGAACTAATGGCGGCGCGATCACAATGGACAAAGTTGTTGATCTTGAAACTGCTGTAATGGAAGACAACGGCGCTGTAAATACAGGAACCGTTAAGTACATTACAAACGCGAAGGTAGTCGGGGCGCTCAAAAAATTGAAAACGTCTGGCGGTGAATACCTTTACAACCAAGACTTACAGGCAATTGGTAGAGGCGGCACACCTGCAACTCTTAACGGTTGGGGTGTTCTTTCTTCTAATCAAGTACCTTCAAACTTAACTAAAGGTTCATCCTCTGGAGTTTGTAACGCGCTTGTTTATGGTGACTTCTCGCAGTGTATTACTGGTTTTTGGGGAGGAGGTTTAGAAATTACTGTCGGTGAAGATCAAGACGACTTCAGCAAGGCATTAACTTCAATCCGTGGGATTATGACGCTTGATGTAGCAGTAAGAAACCCAGTTTCATTTGGCACCATAGCCGATATAACTGTTTAATTTATAACCGTTACGGGGTGGGCAACCACCCCCTCTTTTTTTTATGAAAGTTTTAATTTCTAAGACCTGTTCAGCAGATGGGCAACATTTAGAAAACGGTCAAACTTACGAGGTAAGTGATGATGCGGCAAAACAATTAATTAAATTTGGTAGAGCGACAGAGGCAGTTAACGCACCTGCAACTACACCAAAAGCAACACCAAAAAAGCCAAAAGTAATTACAACCAAAACTTTAAATGGCGATAGCAACTGATTCACTAGATGCAATATTTTCTGATCTTGCGGTAACTGTTGTTGCTGGAGGTGTTACGGGAAAGGGGATATTAGATGAACCAACAACAATCATTGCAGGCGATCAAATAATTAGTACGGATTACGTTTTGCATTGCAAAAGCTCTTCTTATTCCGCAATCAAAGCAGGGGATACCGTGACGGTTGCGGGTACTGCTTATACCTGTAGAACAAACGAAAGAGATTTAGACGGTTTAACTTGTCAAATTTCCTTATCTAAAAACTAATGACGACAAAAAGAGAAAATATTTTAGATCAAATAAAAACAAGTTTGGCTAATACCACCAACGTCGGAGCGAGGATTTACAGGAGCCGGGTCGTGCCTTTGGCGCGTAACGAATCACCCGCGTTAGTGATTGAACCTGTTAGTGATACTTGTGAACAGAATCTATCTTTACCTAAACTTGATTGGTCTTTAACGGTAAGAATCTCAATTATTGTTCGCGGTGATGTTCCTGACGAGGTAGCTGACCCTATTGTTGAATCAGTTCATTCAAAGATGACGGCTGACTTAACGTTAAATAGTACCTGTATTGATGTTCAACCTCAGAGCGTAAGTTTTGAAATGGTAGATGCTGATCAAGCGGCGGGAGTAATAGGGATGGATTTCCTAATTAGATATAGAACTAGCGTTAATTCTGTTACTGCGTAGGCATATCAGACTATTATGTAAGCATATAGATTCAGATTGATTGAGCGATGCCAAAGCTAACGAGATTAAGAACGATTCTTTGCAAGCTTGAGTCAAGTTATGCAACCGATCCAACGCCTACAGGTTCGGCAAATGCGATAGAAGTACGCAACCTAGAAATTACGCCTTTAGAGGCTGATGTTGTAGAGCGTGAGACTATTCGCGGCTATCTCGGTAACTATCCTCAACTATTGGCACAACAAAGGGTTAGTTTGACTTTTGAGGTTGAATTAGCTGCATCTGGAGCCGCTGGAACCGCGCCAGCATGGGGGCCAGCTATGAAAGCTTGTGCGATGTCTCAAACAATTGTTAGTTCTACCTCTGTTACCTATGCGCCAGTAAGTAGCTCGTTTGATTCTTGTACTTTCTACGTTGGCATTGATGGCATTAGACATAAAATTACAGGTGCAAGAGGTTCCTTTTCGTTAAATGCAAGTGTTGGAGAGATCCCAGTTATAAGCTTTACATTTACAGGGATTTATAACGACCCAACAGATACCGCTTTACCTACTTGTACTTATGCCAATCAAGCCGATCCTGTAATTTTTAAAAATGGAAATACAACAGCTCTACAAATATTTTCTTATTCGGCAAGTTTGCAATCATTTAGTTACGACCAAAACAACGAAACAATCTTCAATGAATTTGTAGGCGGCACAAAAGAAATCCTAGTTACAGATAGAAAGCCAGCGGGTGAGGCAGTAATTGAAGCCCCTGCCCTTTCTGCTAAAAACTTCTTTACCACTGCAACAGGATCAGCAACAGGTAATTTAACGTTCCAACATGGTCAAACCGCGGGTAATAAAGTTACCTTTACAGCGGGTCAAATTGACATCGCGTCGCCTGCTTATTCAGAGGAAAACGGTATTCAAACTCTTTCCTTACCCTATGTTGCAACACCAACATCAGCAGGGAACAACGAAATATCTCTTGCTTTAACTTAATAAAGGGTCTACCCTGTTAATACGTCTAAGTATTAATTAATGGCATTTGTTTTAGATGAAGCATCCTCGTATAAGTGGCCTGTAAAAGCTAAAGTTCCATCTGGTAACGGAAAACATTCTGTTCAGACTTTTAACGGTGAATTTAAAAGGATCACTCAAACAAGAATTATTGAAATGGGGGATCAAATAGAGAAAAACAAAATTACAGATATTGAATTAGTTTCTGAGGTTTTAATTGGTTGGGATTCAGTAGAAGATGATGACGGGAACCCTGTTGATTTCAATAAAGCTAATCTTAGAAAATTGCTAGATATACCAACAGTTGCAACAGCTATAGCACAATCATTTTTTGAAAGTATTTCGGGGGCAAAAAGAAAAAACTAATTAACGCCGTTGAGTATTGGGGGAAAGGCGGCGTACAAGATGAAAGGGAAAAAGACGCGGCAATATTAGGTTTAACGATGCCTAAGAAAAAGCAAGAAAAAAACTTTGCTGTATGGCCTGAAAATTGGCCTGCGGTTGAATTATTTCTTAGGTGTCAGACTCAATGGCGTACTTCAGTTGGTGGAGTTACAGGATTTGATTACTCATCGGTGTTAGCCTTAGTTAATATGTATGCGTATAGCAAAGAAACTTTCGAGGATCTTCAAATCATGGAAGCAACTGCTATTCAACTATTAAACAGAGGTAATAAATAATGGCACAAGGCGCAAAATTTAATATGCTCCTAGCGGTTAAGACGTTAGGGCAACAAGGTATCAAACGCATGGGTAACTCCATGCAAGGTTTAGCGGGTCGGGTTAAGAATGTAAAACTAACGGTTGATGGATTAGCAAAAGCTTATGTTGCTTTGCGCGTAGTACAAGATTCTTTAAACGCAACAGTACAAAGGGCAGAATCAGAAAGACGTTTAGCACTTTTATCTCAAGGCTTTGACGATTTAGCATCGGTAACTAATGCGGCGACAGCAGCCTCTAAGAAATTTGGATTAAGTCAAACGCAAGCTAATAAAGAATTTGCTCAAATTTATGCACGATTAAGGCCGATAGGTTTAGAGCTAGAGGATATAAGAACTGTTTATGAAGGATTTAATACGGCTGCAAAGTTAAGCGGAACTTCTGCGTCTGAAGCTTCTGGCGCTTTCTTACAGTTATCTCAAGCTTTAGGTACTGGCGTTTTAAGAGGTGAGGAATTAAATAGTGTTTTCGAGCAAACACCTGCGATTGTTCAGGCAATAGCCAAAGAGATGGGTGTCGAAGTTGGACAGATGCGAGAACTCGCCAAACAAGGAAAAATAACGATTGATTATATTTTGCCAGCGTTAGAACGACTGAGAACTGAAGGGGCTGAAAAATTAACGGAAGCAATGAAAGGGCCAGAACAACAATTTAGAAATTTAAAAATAGCAACTGAAGAATTACAAATTGCAGCGGTAGAAGATAATTTGACAACTATTACTGATGGAGTAAAGGCATTAACTGGAGCTGTAAATATCTTAAATAAGGCAATAAAAAGCGATGAATTTAAAGGCTTTATGGATTTCTTACGTTTTGGAGGAGATGGGAACCCATTTGATAATGAAGAATTAATGACAGAACTAGAAAAAAATAGAACTAGGTATCAATCACAAAATATGGATTTAAGTAATACAGATCAGGGGTCGATTCGAGTACGGTTTAGACATGCGGATATTGACAAAACTACTAATTCGTTAAAAAAATTAAATGATGAATGGAAGAAAGGGGCGCAAGAAGGTTTAACGAAATACAGCGACGGTCTGAAAGATATATCAACAAAGGTTGCAAAGATGGTAACTAATGCTTTCCAAAAGATGGAAGATACCTTAGTGAACTTTGTTACAACTGGAAAGCTAGAAATCAAATCATTAGTTCAATCAATTATTGCTGATTTGGCAAGGTTGGCGATACAACAAACAATAATGCAACCTTTAACAGATGCGTTAAAAAGTTCTTTGCCTAGTCTGTTCGGCGCTCCAGCAGGGCCAGCAAAAGCTAACGGCGGTATCGTTTCAAGTCCTCAACGGGTCTTATTAGGTGAGGCGGGTGAATCTGAGCTAGTCATTCCAGAATCAAAAATGGACAATGCTATGCGTAGATATGCAAAAGGGGCAAGAGGTTCAAGCATCCTTGAGGGTGGTGATTCGCTAGGAAGTGAAAGCGGTCATCTTGTAGGAGCTGGCGCGATAGATGTAAGGTTTGATGTTCAACGTATTAATGCAATTGATTATGTAACCTCCCAACAATTTGAACAAGGTATTAGATCAGCAACAGAACAAGGCGCTAGAAAAGGTGAACAAATGACATTAAGACGATTACAAACAAGTCCTAATACACGTAAAAGAATCGGGGTTTAATTATGGAAATAGCAGTTGGTAATTTTTTATTATTAAATGGCACACAATATAAGTTTCAAAACTTTTTTATTAACGAAACTATTACATATTCAGGAAATGATTACACGTTTGCACCGTTTGGATTCTCTGGAGTAAGTGTTAATAGAAATGGCGACGGGACAGAGTGTTCAATTGTTTTTCCTAATAACTCATTAACTAGGAATTGGGCTGATGAAGCTATAAAAAACAAATGGTTATGCAATATAAAAGTAATGATTTTAGACCCTACTGATAACACTTCTTTTAATCCTATGCACACTTATCATGGTCGAATTATGGGCGGTCAATGGAACGAAATTAGTGTTACTTTATCTGTTGGCACTATTCTTGATTCTGTGGGCAGCGATGTGCCTCAAAGACGGCTAGACAAATCGTTAGTCGGAGACTTACCAACAAGTAGCGGTGTCAGATTGCAGTGATTTAATTGGCTTACGTTATAAACGCGGAGCTGATGGAACGAATGGGGAAATTGATTGCATTAATCTTTGTTATGTCGTTTTAAAGCGATTAGATATTGAGACACCCCCTTTTGATACGTCTTGGTATGAAGAGTCAAAATTTAAAATCTTTCGTGATCTTTATTCATGGGGGGTAAGAATTGATAGGCCTGCGTATGATGGAGACATAATTCTTATCCCTGATAAAACGGGGTTTAACTTCGCGGTGTCATGGCAGAAAGGAATCTTGTATTGCAACCCACATCAAAAAATGGTGAATTGGTGTT